CAGCTTTGTACTCAAGAGTAAAATCTGAGGCAAAAAGAAAATTTTCAACATATCCTAGTGCGTATGCAAACGCATGGTTGGTAAAAACGTATAAGAAAAGAGGCGGTACTTACTAATGGCAAAGCCACAGGGTGGGTTGACCAAATGGTTTAAAGAGGATTGGCGTGATGTCAAGACTGGCAAAAAATGCGGTAGATCTGGTAAAGAAAAAAAATCAAGACCTTACCCTGCTTGCAGACCAAAGTCAGTTGCAGGAAGAATAAGCAAGTCTGAGGCAAGAAAAAAGACAGGTGCATCTAGGGTTAATTGGTCAGTCACCGCATCAGGAAGAAAACGAAAAACAACTAAGAAGAAAAAATAATGTGGATACCAGTAATAACAATATTGTGGTCTCTAGGAGACACAGCAGCTTGGGTTAATTTTCCTATGATTAACTTCCCGCTTTCAACATCAGATAAATGTTATGAATACATTGATCAAGTAAGAACTCAAACAATGTTAAATCCTGACTACTTAAACGGATATAGTACTTGCGTTTACATAGGTGAACCAAAAGGAGAAAAGACATAATGTTTCAAGCATTAATCGGGCCTATTGCTGATCTTGCGGGGTCGTTCATGCAAGGCCAAATAAATAAACAAAAAGCAAAAGCTACATTAGCACAGACTAAAGCAGAGGCTGAAGCTGAGATAATGAGAACTGCGGCTACCCATGATTCAAAATGGGAAATCATTATGGCACAAGGAACTCAGAACTCGTGGAAAGACGAGCTTGTCACAATCGTTATATTAATTCCAACAATTTTGGTATTCATTCCCGGCATGGAAGATGTTGTCAAGAACGGATTTGCTAGACTTAATGAGCTACCAGAATGGTATACTTACCTATTATTTTTAACAGTATCTGCCGCATTAGGAATTAGGGGTCTAGATAAATTTAAAGGTAAAAAGTAATGCCCGAAGGTTGGGAGTGGATTTTAGTTATAATGGTTAGTTTAAATACAATAATAAATGCAACTTCATTTTTTTATGGAATAAAGAAATATGTCAGAAAACGCAAACGATCTAGTTCCTGATAAACTAACATATCAAACAAACAAAAGGAGAATGGCATGGGTTTTAATTTTTCTTATGGCTATTACCACTATTGTGACTCTTCTATTCCCAGAAAGATTAGCAGAAGCAGAGAGTATCCTTATGACACAATACATAAGTATGTGTGGACTGGTGGGAGCTTATTTTGGTTTTAGTGCAATTGGAAACAGAAAGTAAAGGTTGGAACAACCACGAAGACACATTTGAAGAAGCTCTCAGAAGAGAGTTACTGTCAGCAAGATCAGAAATAAACTTATTACGAGAAGATTTAAAAGAATTAACATCAGCATACTATAAACTATTGAGGAACAGAATGGAATACTTTATTGATAAACTACGCAAGGATTTAGAAAATGATGAGGGAAATAAGAAAACGATTTACCTCTGCTCTGAGGGACACCCCACTTTTGGAATTGGACATTTGGTTACGAAGAACGATCCAGAACATGGAAAGGAAGTTGGAACGAAGGTTTCTCATGAACGTATTCATAATGTTTTTGAAAGTGATGTCGCAACTACTATTAAAGATTGTGGGCAAATATTCGAAGATTGGGATAAACTTCCAGAGGAAATCAGATTAGTCACGGCAAATATGTGTTTTCAATTGGGCATGCCAAGACTTTTAAAATTTAAAAAGACTGTAGATGCTTGCAATCGTGGAGCATGGCATGAAATGGGACAAGAGATGCGTGACTCTAGATGGAATAAGCAAACACCAGAAAGATCAGAGCGATTAATAAAAAGAGTTCAGGCTCTGGCTCAAAGTCAAACATAACTACAAATCAACCAGTAGCGGTGCATCGCCCTTGATCCTATCCTTGCATAAATCGGCATAATCAGGATTAAGCTCTAACAGAGTTGCGTTCCTGCCCAGTCTATCGGCAACAAGACCAGTCGTTCCAGATCCGCCAAATGGGTCAAGAACGTTGCCACCTTCTGGGCATCCTGCTAATACGCATGGCTCTATAAGTTCTGTAGGATAAACTGCAAAGTGAGCTTCCTTATAAGGCTTGGGAGATACAGACCAGACCGATCTTTTATTCTTCTTGTCGTAAGACTTCTCTAATCCAGAGTGTGGTGTCAACCCCGTACCTTCGTTGTGATATTTCCCTTCTGACCGGTCACGAGTACCCCAATCACCTGTTACGTCCTCCTTAATGGCATCGTGGTCATAGTAGTAGCTTTTATTTTTCGATAACAAAAATATATATTCATGTGACTTGGTGCATCTATCCCTTACACTCTCTGGCATTGGATTGGGTTTGTGCCATATAATATCTTGACGTAAATACCATCCATCAGATTGCAACGCAAATGCAACTCTCCAAGGTATCCCAACCAAATCCTTTTGTTTCAATCCACTGGGTACAACCTTCGAGTGGTTTTTCTCCATATTATGATGTTCCTTGTTGAGCGATTTAGATGGTCCTTTGCCAGAGCCAGAGTAACTGTCACCTAAATTTAACCACACTGTGCCGTCATCTCTTAGAACTCTCCAAACTTTCCTAAATATACCTACCAAGTTTTCAACGTATTCTTCTGGTGTTTCCTCTAAACCAAGTTGTAGGTCTTCCCTTGTAGCTCCACATTTCGGACATAATGATTTATAGATAGCATCTCCAACAACGTTCTTTTGGTCATGCATTGCCTTATGACCTGTAATTGTCTCTACAGTCTTGCCTATCTTTGTCGTACGCATGTGTGGACAGTTCGGGTCACCACCCACCCATTGACCAGTCTGATAGTCCCTCAAACCCCAGTATGGTGGTGATGTAATGCATGTGTTGAACTTATTGTCTGGAAGTGAGTCTAAAGTAGAACGGCAATCGCCTTCCAATATTTTAACAGCCATTAATAAGATCTCCTGCAACTTCAGAAGACTTCTTCATAAAGTCTGGATAGAACTTTGCATAGACCTTTTCGGTTATTTCAATACTGGTGTGTCCCATGTACCTGCTCAACTCAAGTAATGGAACGTTGTTCATTGCCATGTGAACTGCACCTGTGTGTCTAAGTGTATGAAAGCAAACATCTTTCTCAATGTTAGCATCCTTTACGGCTTTCTTTAAAACAAAAAGTGGGTCTGATATTTGTCTACCCCTTCTAGTTTGCAGTACCCAACCCAATCTGCTTTGTTCACAACATTTCTTAAGCAACTCCTCAATACTCTTTGGCACTGGTATCGTTGCTCTTGGTTTTGCTTTGTTAAGCATGTCTTCTGAATTAAAATTAATCAGTCCTCTTTCGCCTTCATCCCAGTTAATCTGATCAACCTTTAGATTTCTAATTGCACTTTTTCTTGCAGTTGTTGTCAAGGCTATCTTGCAAGCCATCTCAATATGTGGGTTTCTTTTGATTACCTTTGAGCTAAAAATTTTCTTAATTTCATCAGATGTTAGCCAGACATTCCTGATCTCGTTCTTGTGTGTTACATTTAATAGTCTAGGTTTTGTATCTAAATATTCCATGTTATAACAGAAATTCAAAGATGCATTCAGCATAGCAATCTCTCTTGCAACACTTTGTCTCTTTACATTTCTTGTCGTATAGTAATTTTCTACAGTATGTTTAGGGATACTGTAAATTTTCATATCTCCAAAGTATGACAAAAGATGTTTCCAAATTGTTTTGTATCGACTGTTAAATCTTCCCTCTTTAATCATCATTTGTTTTTGTTTCTCTAAAGCTTCCCTCACTAATTCCATTTTAGCCACTCCTCAAACTTTTTTGTTAGAGATGTAAAGTCCTCAATTTTTTTATAGTTGTCAAGTAAATCTCTTCTTGAGGCAATATTTAAATGTTTCTTAAGTGCCTTTGCACACTCTGCTTCATCTCTGCCAATACCCCAAGAATAAGATCCATCCTCTCGTGTAAAGTATTCCATAAATCTTTGAAACTTCTTATTTCTACAAAGCATGCCTGCTCTTTGCAACGCCTTTTCACCTTCGGTTTTGACATTTGACTGGTCAGGATTATCGTAGTCAAGCGGTTTAATGCCAACGGCTACTGGTGTTCTTGGATAACAATTCATCAGCCAGTCTCCGTTGCCAAGGTCGTCAACATATAATGTCAGTCTAACCATGCCACCATCAAGTGCATCCATTTTATAAGATACTACCATAGCCTCAAATGTTGTTACTTGTTCGTATGCTCTTCTAGGGATCTTTCTTACCATAATACTCCTCAGCTAATTCTAAAGGATCAATGCCCTTTAAAGACCAGAACAATTCTTCGCCGTGCATCCAAGTGTGTAGACTTGTGTGACATTTTCTACACAACGGAACTGTAAAGTTGTCTCCAACCTTTTGACCAAACCCTCTTTTTTCTGCATATGTTATGTGATGTGGATCACAGTTAGGGGGACAATTGCAAATCGTGCAATTCATCTCCCTTATTTTCTGTAAATGTTGCTTGTCTTTTAACAACTATTTAAAATGGTATTTCGTCATCCAGTGGTGGTGACTTCGGACTTTCTTTGCTTTCAGTCTCGCCATCCCTTTTTGGTGGCAAGTCAATTTCTTTGCAGTTGATGCCAACGTTTGTATACATAACACCATCTTTGCCCTTACTCTTTTTAATTCTTAACTCTCCGTTAACTGTGACCTTCTCGCCTTTGCGTAAAGTCTTTTCAAAAAAATCAACGTTATCTCTTTTAAGCTTAACATCAATATAATTTGTATGTTCGTCCTTGCCCTTACCATTGTAAAGATTTTCGGCTATTGTGAAAAGAACAAACTTGTCTTCGCCAAACGTTTTAATCTCACAGTCTTTAACGATATTACCAGTTAGTGATATTATATTCATACAGTACTCCTTTAATGAACTTTTTTACTTAATGTCTTTTTATGCTCAGAAAACTTTTTACTAATAAAGCCGTATTCATCTGGGTCATCTTTTTCTAACCTCTTTAAATCTAATTGTATACTAGAAATATACTTATTTAATTCTGAAGGCTCTTTTGTCCCTAATGCTTTATCTAAAAACTTCTTTGCTTTTTCTCCTAAACCATCATCTGGAGTAAACGAAACATCGCCGTAGCTCTCAGGATCTTCATCGCCAGATATGTTTAACATTGCTAGTATTGCATACCTTCTCATAAAAGTCCATGCAGATGCTTGTTTAAATTTATCAGATGCAACATCTTTAAACTTTGTAATATAAACAATGTGCTGACCTGAAGAATGTCCCAACACAGACTTTATCTTTGACTGGTCATGAGATTGCGTGATTGACAATCCGTTGCTGGACAGTGCCTCTTGCGTTGCAAACTGTATGTCCTGAAGATTAGCGTACTTACCATGATATCCATCATGAGACTTGTGAATTATTTTAAATTGACCTTGTGCTTTTGCCAAAGCCTCAAATATCTTATCTACTTGCGTTGTCGTAAACAATACTTCATTTTCAAATTCCATCTTTTTTCTCCTTATATTTTTTAAATTGATCGCAATACTCTGAAACGTTACACCAATTGCCTTCACATCTTCTTCTTTCCGATTGTCTTTGAATTATATCCCAATCTTCAAAGGTTGTTCCCTTTGTTGACCTATGATCTTGGTCAGCTATCCAGTTATTGGCATCTCTCTCACTGTCAAAAAGTTTAGTCGCTTTCTTGTGACCTTTCTTTTTTGCTTCAAATTTAGATTCACTTGACCACATCTCCTCATCAGAACATTCTGGTATTGTATCGTCCTTTGGGAAATGAAGCTGTAACCGCTCTTTGATATATTGCTCTGACTGGTCAAAAGACCAAATCGGATATTCATATTCTACAATCGGAAGTTGTGGATAGTTTTCGTCACGCAATGCAAACGATTCTTTCCAATCTTTTATTACGGCTTCAATAACGAAAGATATCGGTGTGTAGCCGTTTCTTCTTAATAAGTATCCGTATATATTACCTTGCCGTTCATAATCTTTCATGCCACTTTGAGCTTTATATGCAGTAATTACTTTGTAGTCTCTAATAACAACTGGGTTATCGCCCAAGTTTTTCTTTTTAATAGGAACAACTGCATCAATTTGACCAGATAACATCAAGCCGTCAACCTCTGCATAGAACCGTTCTTCTTTAATCCAGTCATCTGGCGAGTTCTCTTCCATCAACTGATGAAAGGCAGTTCCCAATAATGCGGCAATTCTTCTTGATGCGTTCTCAGTTATTTCATGACTATATAATTTTCTGAGATATTTTATTCTTGGAGAGTCAATCAAGCCAGTCGCTGATATATCTGTTAAAAGACCACCTTGGTAGCTGTCGTTCATTAATGCGTTCTGAATTGGCTCAGAAAAATTTTTAAGACCTGTTAATCCCATAAAGCAAAATAACAAATAAAAAAGTTGTTGACAAGGTATTTTTGATAGTGCTAAACAATTAATATATTTCCTCCCAGAAATGAAAACTGACCCTAGTGTAAAAGCTAGGGTTTTTTTTATTCATCGACATATAACGTTTTTTTTAATGTGCTAAGTTAAAGCATGAACAAAACAAGAACAAAAAGAAAAGAACCAGAGGCAATTTTACAAACTCTGATATTCGATCTTCTTAAAATAAACTTATCTTCTGATGTATTAATTACATGCTTTCCCTCTGGTGGTGGTGGTCGAGTCCGTGGTGCAAGGCTAAAAAAGATGGGATTATCAAGCGGTTGGCCCGATCTTCAGTTAATACATAAGGGCAAATATTATGGCTTGGAAGTTAAGACAGAAAAAGGAAGGCTTTCTCCTGCCCAGTCAGCATTACATGAACGTTTAATTTCACAGGGTGCAAAAGTATCAGTAGTAAGAAGTCCAAAAGATGCCTACGAACAAATTAATAAGTGGCGATTACTCAAAAAGTAGTGTAAGATTATGGCAGTCTGTCATACTTCAAGCACTCCTTGATTGTGGCAACTTGTCGAGGAGTGTCAATCCGTCCAAACCAGATTGGTGGCATCGTCAAATAACAGAAGAGGCGAGGCAGTGGTTTCGCAACGCTGATGATGACTTTGAAGACGTTTGTGCGTTGGCAAACCTTGATTCAAGATTAATTAAAAAATTCGCAATGCGTGTTGCTCGTGGAGAGTCAAAGGCAAAGAAGTCTCTGGTCGAGTGGCGTGATTGGTTTAGAAAAATAAGAAAGGAAGATTAATGATCGAGTCAGGTCCAAAAACAAACATATCAATAGAAATAGATAAGATGAAGTATCGTCAACCAGAAGAAACTTTTGAAGGTAAGGTTGAACGTATAGCCAGAACTTTAAGTGACACCCAAGAGCATTATGCAAAGACTTATGCAATTTTAAGAGACATGAGGTTTTTGCCAGCAGGAAGGGTGCAAACAGCAATTGGTTCTCCAAGAGCCGTTACTGCTTTTAATTGTTTTGTTTCTGGTAAAATTGATGATTCTATGGACTCGATAATGGACAGAGCTAAAGAAGCCTCTGAAACTATGCGTAGAGGTGGTGGTATTGGATATAACTTCGGTCATCTTAGACCGCATGGAGATTGGATAAAATCATTAGAAAGTAAGGCAAGCGGACCGATTTCATTTATGAGAATTTACGATGCTATTTGCCAGACTATATCATCTAGCGGTCATCGTAGAGGTGCACAGATGGGGGTTTTCCCAATCAATCATCCAGACGTTGAGGCTTTCATAAATGCAAAAACAAACGAAAATCAACTGACTGGTTTTAATGTTAGTTTAGCCGTCACAGATAAATTCATGGAGGCTTTACAAAACGATGAGCCGTTTCCATTAGAGTTTGAGGGCAAGGTTTATAAGACTGTAAATCCTAAAGAGCTTTGGGATACAATCATGAGAAATACTTGGGACTGGGCAGAACCCGGTGTTCTTTTTATAGACAGAATTAACGAGATGAATAATCTTTATTACTGTGAAACTATAGAAGCTACCAATCCTTGTGGGGAACAACCTCTTCCGCCATATGGTGCTTGTTTGTTGGGATCATTTAATCTTGTAAAATATCTAGATGAGAAAATTAACAACAGAGAAATTGTTGCCAGATTTGACTGGTCAAAATTTAAAGCAGATATTCCTGATATTGTCCGAATGATGGACAACGTTATAGACAAAACAATATACCCTCTGGAAAAGCAAAAACAAGAAGCTCTTTCTAAAAGAAGAATGGGTCTTGGTATTACTGGTCTAGCAAATTGTGCTGAAATGTTGGGTTATCCTTATGCGTCAAAAGAGTTCATAGAGTTTCAAGAGGAAGTTTTAAAGACTTTAAGAGATGATGCATATATGACATCAAGCGAGCTTGCAAAAGAAAAGGGTATATTTCCAATGTACTCTCCAGAATTGTATCCAAAGGGAAGATTTATAAACACTCTGTCGCCATCAGTAAGAGAGAGTATTGAACGGCATGGTATAAGAAACAGTCATCTTACATCTATCGCTCCAACTGGTACTATATCCTTATCAGCAGACAATGTATCTTCTGGCATTGAGCCACCATTCTCACATTTTTATGACAGAACATTAAGAACGTTTGAAGGGGATAAGGTTGAGAGAGTAGAGGATTACGCTTATGCTAAAGGATTTAAATGTCGTACCTCGGACGAAATAAGTGCTGCTGATCACCTTACAATCCTATTGACCAGTCAGAAATTTGTTGATTCCGCATGTTCTAAAACATGTAATATAGGAGATGACATTTCTTTTGATGAGTTTAAAGATCTATACCTTCATGCATGGCAAGGTGGAGCAAAGGGATTAACAACTTTCCGTGCATCTGGAAAAAGATTTGGAATACTTGTTAAACCTGAAGAAGAAAAGACTGAGGCTTGCTACATAGATCCAGAGACTGGCACGAAAGATTGTGATCTATGAACTGTTGGCATTGTGGCACAGAGCTGATTTGGGGCGGTGATCATGACATTGAAGAAGATGAAAATGAAGAGTATTCAGTGGTAACAAATCTGTCTTGTCCTAAGTGTAAAACTTTCGTTGAAGTTTACCTTCCCAGAGAAGAGGAAAATAAATAAAATAAAAACCCTCTTGACATATATTTTTTAAGATGAGAAAACCAAAAAATGAAGAATGGTTACTATCTCATGTCAAGGGGGTGGATGGATAACCCAGCACTCAGCAATCCTTCGCCATACGACAGAAGGAGTGCATGGGTATGGATTATAGAAAAAGCTTGTTATCGAGACACTAGACAAGACGTACTTGGAAAGACAACTATCGTTGTAAGGACTTCGCTTGTGACGAGTGTGCGATACCTCGCCCAACAATGGCGATGGAGTGAGAAGGCAGTAAGAACATTTTTAAAACGGCTTGAAAAAGAGGGAATGATAAGGACAGAGACAGGTCTTGGAAAGACACAGATTTTTGTAACAAATTACGATAGTTACCAGTTAAATGGGCAAGCCGAAGGCACAGAAGGGGCAAGCCAAGGGCGACAAAAGAAAGAAGTAAAAGAAAGTAAAGAAAATATATATATATCGAAAGATGAATTTGTACAAAAAATGAAATCATTATATCCTAAAAGAAAAGGTAATTTAGAAATAACTACATCATACAACAGAGTTTTAAGCAAGGTCAAAAAGAATGAATTAACGTTTAATGAATGGTTTTTCGCCGTATCAAATTATAGGAAGGAATGTGAAAATTTAAACAGTATATCAACATCTTTTGTAAAAATGGCATCTACCTTTGCGAATGGAAAGTATAAAGATTACTTGGATGCCAGTGATACCAGTGATGGTGATGTTGAGGAGTGGAAAGCATTTTGAATAAAGAACAATCTGACTGGTTATCAGCAAAAGGTATACCTGTAAAACGCTTCAAGGGATACGATCAGTGGCATAAGTCAGCTTGCCCAAACTGCAAAGGAAATTTATCTGTAATATTTGACATGAAAGGTGGTATATATGCCCAATGTTGGTCAGCAAAATGCGAAACAAAATTCACAAAACGAACTGAG